CCCTTTTCTGCCAATCCTTCGGCGGCTTCAAGCAGCTCGGCCCGGATGGTCTCAACCCCTTGGCGTTTATTGATCTCAACGTTCAGTTGAGCCGCCAGCGGTTCCAAGTCTTCCTTGGTTACCGCTTCTTCAATCTGCTCAATCAGTGATTTAGTCATGCGTGTTACCTCACGGTAAGTAAAACGCCACCCCGGAGGGTGGCGATATTGGGCGCTTAGGCAGCGCGCTCGGCGTACAGGTGGCCCATGGCGTTAGGGTCAATGACCTCATAGCCGAAGACGTTGAGACCACGCACCAACTGGCCGAAGTCAGTCGGGTTAGGTAAGTTCTCCATCTTGGTCATTTGTGACGCGAAGGTGAGCGCTTTCTTGTGGCCGAAGATCACGTTCGTGGCTTGGCGGGAGGTACTGGCATCGGTAACTTTCGACATGTTGTTGCTCACATACACATCGAAGCGATCGAGCATGCCGACCTTCCCATTACGGAACACAGATTTACTGTCTCCCATCGCACTCGCATCGCGCAGGTCGGACTTTTTGAGCATGCCGTTCATCCACGCTGGCAACACAATCCAACGCTGATCTTCGGGCACGTTCTGTTCATCAAGTACCGAACCACAATCCACGATGGTATCGAGGATGTTGGTTTTAGAGACACCTACCGGGGCCCCGGCCTCGCCCATGTTGTAACTGCCAGACTCGCGGCCCGCTTCAGAACCGGCGTTTTCGGCCGCTGCATCGGCAAACACATCGCCAAGGATCACCTTGTCGATGGCGATTTTCATCTGCTGGCCAGCGTCGTCAGACCAGTTGTCCATCAACTTAATGTCCGCCTGGTACTCATCGACGTCGTTCACTTCGAAGGCAAAGTACTTCGCCTTATCGATGTGCAGCTCGACTTTGTCGCTGGTGGGCTTCTCGTAATTGAGACCGCCACCAATCTCATAGTCGCGGATGGTGATAGAGGGCGTGGTGCGGATCATCACCGTATCGCCCTGGCTCTTAATTTCCCCCTCATAATCCGTGTTGGAAATCTCAGCGAAACACGTTCGCGTATACAACTTCTCAATCATTTTTCCCGACCAGACCTGCGGAATAAAACCCGGGCTGGAGGTGCTGGAATAGTCGGGATGACTTGCGTCGCGTACTGGGCCTGCCATTGGAATAACCTCTTATCGCCTCACGGCGAGGAATCGGAACCGCCCGCCGGGTTAACGAACCCGGCCTTCTTTTTGGGCGGCAAAAATGTCGGCTTCCAGGCGTTGTGCTTCATCGGCGGTATAGCGGCCAGCGGTCTTATCGCGATAAAACTGGGAAATCTCGGCGCCCGTCCACAGCTTCCCGCCTTGTGAATTCGGCGTAGGGGCTGCTTTCGTGGTGCGAGGATCCACCTGCTCATCGGGTACCGTGCGCTTTTCCGACGTTTTTGGCGTCGCCTGACTCAGATAGAGCTTGAAGATGTCTGCCACCCCCTTCGCGCTCAGGGACTGCTGCGCCTCACTCAGCGCTTGCTGATACTGCTTACCCGTTTGGGGATCGAACTTGCTAAGAAACTGCAGGAACGCAGGATCACTATTGATCTGACGGAAATTAGGTACCGCTTGCTCCAGGCTCACCCAAAAGCGCGCTTCGGTATCTTCCTGCTTTTCAGCTTCGATACGCTCCAAGCGCTCTTGCAACTCTTTGGTGTTACCTGCCTCTGGCGACGCGGCCTTCTGTTTCGTCATGCGTTCAATGAACGTCACCAGGTCTTCGCCGAACTCCTGCTTGAAGTGGGCGAGCTGGTCGTCACTGATACCGCTGTTATCCGGCGCGGGGCCTTGTTGCTCTAGCGCCTGAATACGCTGGTCTTTATCAGCGATCTGCTGGTTTAGCTGCTCAATCTCCTGACGCAGCGCGGGCATCTCACCGTTGTACTTACCTTGCAGCACCTGAAAGCGATGCTGCCAATACAGCGCATCTTGAGTTTCAGGCTTGGGTTCGTCTTTCGGCGGCTCAGCGGATTGCGTTTCTTCGGATTGGGCCGTATCAGCCTGCCTTGTGTCGTCTTGCGGGTTTTGCTCGCTGCCAGGAGTCGGGGTTTTATCTTCTAGCTCAACCTCGGGATTCTCTGACGGGCGTTCAAAGTGCTTGGCGGCAGCGGCAGCTTGTGCCTGAACGGACTGGGGTAATGACATTTCAACTCCTATGACGCCTCTCGGCGTGTCTGTGAGCCGGCAAGTGCCGGGGTTCACGATTCGGGTAACGGGTTCAACCTGCAGTGTTGAGCGTTGCCCACAAAAAAACCGCCTCGATGGAAGCGGTTTGTTTGTGAGGCCGGGCGCTGCCCGGCTATTTTGTATAGCGTGTATCGACGACTTCTCGCGCCGTTTCCAGCTTTTCAATCAGGCCTGCCAGGGCGATTGCCTCGCCCTGCTTACGGGCCAGTTCCAGCGTATCGCGGCATTGTTCCAGGGAGGTTCGACAATCCTCGCGCTGGGACTTGAGCATTGCCAACAGGCCTTGGCCGTCCTGGCTGTTGTGGATTCGCGATAGGGCTTTCCACTGTAGTTCTGTCATGCTGGGCTCTCTGTGTTTCAGCGATGAGTTTGGCAATTTCGGCTAGCAGATGCTGGGCATCCAGTGGTGCCATCTGCTGTGCTATCTGGGTATCCACTTGGGTTTCAGCCGCATCAGCGCCGTATTTCTGGGCCTGGGCCTGCTTAACGGCCACCTCTGCTTGGGCTTTGGCCTGCTCAAGCTGCTGCTGGGCTTCCAGTTGAGCCTGCTGCGCCTGTTGCTGCTGGGCCAGGTTCTGTTCCATTTGCTCTTGAGTGGGGATCAGTCCCGGCATATCCAGCTTCTCCGCCGCGCTATCCAGAAGCTTGCGGCGCCCTTCCATACCTACAATGCCCATGTCTATATCGTTAGCGGTGAGCTGCAGGAATTGCTGGCGGAGCATGTTTGTCTGTTCGCGAATCAGCATCGCAGAGCTGCCTCGTGCCACGACGTTGCAATCACCTTTAATGCTTGGATCATCGCTGTACTGCATGTTGTAGAGCCATAGCGCCTCGATCACACGCCGCATCACACCACGGTCGATATGACGAATCGCATCTTTAATACCTTTGTTGGCCGACTCCATCAGCATCGATAGCCCGCTGGCCGTATTGCCTGCACCGCCTACGTTTTCGTTGCCATAGGTGTAGCGGGGAATATTGGTTGCGTCATCGGCGCGCTTTTCAAAGGCGTCGTAAACACTCAAGAGCTCAGCAGCATTGCTAGAAGGCTGGAAGAATCGCACAGCAGCATTATTGCCGGTGACATTGCCGTCCTTAGTCCGCCAAATCTTCCACGGGTAAATATTGGTCGGGTCTTCGTTGGGCTGTAGTCGCTCCTCGTAGACTTCAACTTGCGGGCCTGACGAAATGGCCAAGTTGTTCACCAGGCTTCGCGCCGTGGCATTACAGACGTCTTGAATATCGGCCATGAGTTCAGGGATACCCTGCCCCCAGAATGACCCCGGTACCGGCTGATAGCTGGCCTTGTGATAAGGCCGACGCTCCAACGGATCACGGTTAATCCGCACGCGGATAACTTGCTGGCCAATCAAAATGGCTTCAATCTCGTACTCCGCCAGCGGGTCTTCGATCTCGTCGGGGTTAATGCCCCACTGCAGCAGCGTGACGCCCTGGGCACCGCCAGAATAAATCAAGCCGTCGATGGTCTCGCCATGGGTCAACCACTCATGGCCACGCCCTTCCAATTCGGCACGCTCGCCATCCGTCCAAAGCCAATCGCGCAAGCCACCTTGGCCGTATTGCTCCAACACACGGCGAATCGCCTCTTCGTTGAAGGAAGGCACGCCAATCAATTGGTTTAACTGCATTCGGGTAAAACGTGCCCGCTCGATAATGAAAGCCCCATCATCAATGCTGGTAGCATCAGGACTTGGATACATATCGAACGGTGATACCCGCTCAAACTCTGGGCGTATCGTCGTGGTTTTAACCGGTTGCCAACCTTCTAGCCATTCCAACGTAGGCACGCGGCGCAGGATCGGTGCGCGGACAAACCCTGTCGGGTAGGTAACGAAGTCATCCACAAACTGCTCAAACGCCTCACTCCAGCCGCCTTCCGCCAACTGGTCAGCGATGGTGTCTTCGTGACGCTCGGCAGCTTCCTCGGCCTTTTCCTGCGCCAATTGCCGCACTTGCTCGCGGGCCTGTTCAATCAGCGCGGCCATATCCACTTGCTGGCCTTCTTGCTGTGCCTGCATCGCCTGTTGCTGTAGCTGCTGAAACACCGGCATCACATATTCGTCAGGTACGTCGGCGACCGGCGTTGGCTGCAATCCCCAGGGCTGCTCATTAGCGGGCATCATGATGTCCCGTATCCAGGCACCGGCAGCACGGCACTTGGTAGCGGTAATCATCATGTAAATTTCGGCGCCGCCCTCCTTACGGATAGCCGCTAGCTTGTCTGGGGAATACTCACCTTTCCGGCGACGCAGGCAATCGAGCAAGCGATACTCAACCTCTTGCTTTGCGACTTTTGCCGATTCCCAGGAGCGGCGAATATGGGCACCCAGCGACGACTCCATCAGTTGGCGGCGGCGCTCTTCTTCTGCAGCCATCTGCTGGGCAGCAGCTTGCTCTTCAACGTGCATATCCGATGCAGACTTGTACTGCAGCAGCCCCAAACTAGCCATTGGCGGCACCCTGCGTTAAAGCGCGATAGATAGCGGCATCGGCAGCACGTTTGTGGCTGCGCATCCGCTGCACATTGCGGCGCATTGGGCCTAATTGAGTGAACAGGTCAGTAACGTAACCCTTGGGATCCTGCAGGAATTCCAGCAGCTTGATGGTAAAGGTCACGCCCATTCCGCCTTCAACATCAAACTGCAGCCGCATCCCCGGCTCAGGCGTCGACACCTTCTCCTCGATAATGATCATATCGATCTGAACGTTGCCAACGTCAGGGCGAATCTTCTTAGACGGAATGGGAATCTGGTGTTTCATCAGCTCTTGCGCAATACCCATCGCCGAATCGCGAGCGAGCTTTTCGATATCACGGCTCTGCAAACCGGCTAGGTGCAGCGCTGCCGTATTAGCCCGCTGCTGTTGTGAGCTGTCAGGTGCGGAATAAATCATAGCGCCTCCCGGCGTGATTAAGTGTGAGCAGCCCAATTGCCACGCCTACCAGTGCTGGCTGGTGTGCCGGGCAGTTGAGCCCTTGCAAAAAGTGATGAGCGAGCGAGAGTTTCAAGCGCCTTAGCGCCGTGCGAAGCCCAATCATGGCGAGGTGTCGGCTTATAAACGCCGCGCTTGTCATCCCACTCTTTGCGGTAGTTATCGAGGCAAAGCACGCCTTGGTGGC